ACTCATCTGAATCCCTAAGGTATAGGTAGACAGGTAAGATTCCACCGGAGGTGTTGGTGATAAGGACTGAGTTAATCTGGGTCTTAAGGGCAGCTGTCCAGATAGTAGTGACGCCGGTTGTGCTTAGAGGTACGGTGACAGAGTTAGCTGAGCCAGTGCTTCCACTAGCCCCGACTGGGTATGCGTATCCTTGAGCCATTCTATCCTCCTATTAAGATACCTGAGCCATGCCTTGGGCATGAAATGAAATATTTGCAGAACCTGATACATATACAGAATCGCCCTGCTTTACGGCTATCTTTGATGTCTCATATGAGTTCTGAGATGGTAGGGGCAGGTTATATACAATATAGGCCCACTGGGTAGGTGAGACATCCCCAGCATGGTTTACATGCACATAAATTACCCCATCAGTTACGGCTAAGTTTGTAGCCACAACTTCTAACAAAAAATTAGATGGAGCTGTATAAAGCAAATTTGGGCTAGAAGTAGGCGTGGTTGCTGTAGAGTTGTATACAACTCCAAGGTCTGCTACGATCGATGCCATTATTCAGTCCAATAGTTAAAGTAGGTTATGTCCGCAATTGCTCCACTACCTGAGGCAAATTGTTGCCAGGTTGTCCCATTAAAATAGAACATAGCGTTGCTGGAAGTATTGTAGTACATATCTCCAGCTTTAGCGGTAGGGGTGGCCGGATTAGCTACAAACGCCGGAATATTTACCGGGGTTAGGTTCAGCTTACTCATTATCCGTGGATCACTACTCTATAGGCGCTAGAGGCTGGGGCCACTGAGAAGGCAAAGGTTACGGTATTTACCGTTGTGTGAGTAATGTCGCAACCAACTTCAGCATAAGTAGCCGCATCGTAGATGACTACCGTTACATCCCTAGTGTTAAGGTTGTGGGTAACTGTAATAGAGGTAGAGGAACCATCACCGATGGTAGCCGCATATTTGCGAACTACTACGTCAGTATTGATTGCTACCTGGTTAGCTGTAGCAGCTCCCGCAGCTCCTTGAGCTGTGGTAGTGATACCAAGACCTGGAATTACCGCAATAGTGTTTCCGCTAAAGTTTAACGCACCGTTAGTAGCATTAATCCAAGAACCTACACCAGAGAACTGGGTAAATTGAATTGGGTCTGTGCCAACCTTGATTCCATCAGCAGGAGTTGTGGCAGTTCCCTGAAGAATCTGAGTCCAACCAGTGTTGCCGTAAACAGTTCCTGAAGCAACGAATACGAATGTACCTGCAATTACTTGACCAAGAATGTGGTTGTCATAGTCAGTTGAACGAGTAAGAACAGTAGCAACTCCGGAAGTTCCCTTTGTTGTTACGGTATAGAGACCGTTTGCAATAGAAGACGAACCTGAAAGAGCAGTAGTACCGCCCATAACAAGAATACGATCGCCAAGTTGTAGTACATCTGGTCCATTATCAACTGTTGTTGTTCCAGTTGCAGTAAAGGTAATCTTTGCACCAACACCGGTACCACCATCTGCGCCAGTTGAACCAGCGGAGTAAGTTCCTGGAACAGGAACAGTTGGACCATACGCATACTCAACAGATCCTAAGACTACAAGACCTTGAGCAGTTGCATCTACATAGTTCTTAGTCGCAGCATCTTGTGCGTTAACCGGATCAGCAAGGTTCGTAATATTATACGTACCCATTGAGTAGTTGCCGGTTGCTGTAGCAAGAGCATTAAGATGAATTCCAGAGTGATCTGCATCGGTGTGGCGGTGAACGTGATCTGCACGAGCTACCTTAAGAGATGAGCCACCATTGTTTGCAGTATTGAGGGATGCCATGTCTGAAGTAAGACCGTATGGCATTGATGGAACCCAGTTAGCTGAAGAGCTAGTTCCATTAGATACATAAAGTACGTTATTAGTTGTATCAAGATACATTGAGCCTGTAGAAAGTGGGGCACTAGCAGGTGCTCCAGAACCGTAGGCTACTCCACCTACTGGTGCCCAGCCGGTACCTTCATATACCTTAAGCTGGTTGGCTACTGTATCAAAATATACTTGACCGGTCGTGGGAGAAGACGGCGCCGTAGAAAGGTTCTGAATGACGGCATTCTGCAGTTCATTCTTGTTTAAGTTTATCGGCGTTAGAAATAAACGTGACATTTACTCTGGTCTCCTTATGACAGGTAAGCGTTACCGCTAAAAGCTGATTGAAATGTGAGGATTATGTTGTTCTGGTCCACGTAGTTAATTTCACCTTCACAGATCGTTCCTGCTGAGTCTACAACAGTTACGTTCGGATAAAAGTTTAAATTGTGTTTAATTGTCCAGGTGGCTGAAGCAAGCTGCTGAGAATAGGTAAAGGCGATGGCCGGAAAGCCATTACCCTCATTGGTAAGGGTAATCGGGGTAGGTTCAACGATGGTTATGGCGTCTTGTTGTCCACATGCACAGGTGCTAGTGCCAGTACAGGCATAAGTTACTGTGGTTTGGGCTGATGTACCGGACGGTGTCCATACTGTAGGCATTATACGACCCCACGATTATAGGAATTGGTTACGGATGGGAAGGTATAGACCTTGCCCCCAAAGTAGGTCTTGATTTTGCCGCTTGAGTCGGTCAAGCGTAGGTCATAGTAGGAGACCTTTGGAAGCTCCTCTGTAACACTAGCTGGCAAGGTAAGCTTAAGTAGGGTTGGGTATACCCCTCCCGTAGCTGTTACCTTTTCAATGGTAAAGGTGCCAAGTACAACCGGCCCAACTTGAGAGAATTCGCTGTTCTGATAAAGAACAATCTCAGAAGCTGCGGTGTAGTTAGTAAGATCAAAGGAGAAGCCGAACTCCTGATAGAAGTCGTCTCCCGAGTACATTTCAAGATCTTGAACCACAATAGGTTCGTCTGGTGTTTGATCCCCATAAGTAGGTGTGGGTAGCATGACCCTTTGAGGAAGCGACCAGTCATCCACCTCTTGTGGGCGATAGATAGGTACGTACCTGTTTGTTAGGCGGCTTATGCGGCGTAGGCTAAATACCTCAATGCGGTATAGGCCGATATTCAGCATAGTGCATAGCTCAGTATATTGAGCTTTGCGAGTCTGAACCATCTCCATTAGCTGGCGGTAACGCTCAGTACGAGGAATAGATACTCCATCTGGTGAGATGATATCAATATCAAAAGCAGCATCGTTAGCCAAAGTATATAAGGCCATTGTAGATGCAAAAAGTACTACAGGATATTCTTCAATTGCTGGAAGATAAGCAAGCTGAGTAATGCGACTTCCCAAACTTGTCGTTTCTGTATTGGTATGCTGGGCAAAAGCAGTGTTTATATAGTAGGCAATCTCAGAATCAGTAAAGTACCTATATGCCTGTCCAGACACTGTTATAACAGAGCCATTAATAGGGACAGCAGTTGAAGGGAGGGTTAGAACACCTACACCTTCTTCAATAATAGAAATGTTTGAGATATCCTCTGTGGCCGGGAATCCTACGGCAGTTCCGGTAGTAGAGTTGGTTACAGTAGTTCCCGTAGCAGAGTTTAGGATAGTAAAGCCTGTTGAGGTGGCCGAGGCCACTGTACCGGTAATATTAAAGGCGGGGGTTGATAGGCCAGTAATGTTTACTACCTGACCTACGACAAAGTTATTATTAGCTGAGTAGTAGCTAATGCTGCCGCCAAATGCATAGGCCCCCGTAACAGCTTGGGTGCTTTGGGGAATTGAGATAACTACAGAAAGAGTAGCTCCCTGTACTGGAGCTTGAGAAAGTTGATAGCGAGTTGTAATTCCGTCGCTAGTAAATTTGTCCACAAAGGATCGTGCTGTGTCGCCAATTTCAGAGCGTAATCTGCTCGAAAGCGTATTTAAATCTGCCACAAATCCTCCACACCGGTAGTAGGATAATCATCTAACAAAGTTGATGATTCGTCAAGGTAAAAGGGCCCCCACAGACAGGAGGGCGGTTGTCTGTGAGGGCGATCTAGGGGTGCGGCTTATAGGCGGTCGTACAAATAACCTTTTTCTTGTAAGTGTGCCGCTACATGCTTTGGAACTTTGTACTTTTTACCTGCTTGGAAAGAATAATGATTTCCAGAACCAATTGTGACCATATCTAGGTTTTCTGCCACTCGGATAACAACCTGATCATCAGCAAGACTTACACCGACGCTCTCGACTTCATCAAGAACTGTGGGTGCTTCTGGGTTAGATGTTAGGTCCACAACTTCAGTCTCATCTTTATGAGCTTTTGTCTGGGTAGCTAATGAAATTTCGTTAGCTCGTTCTGCTAGTGCCTCAGCATTTGCTGCTAGAAGGGCTTCACGTTGACGTCCTGTAACGTCAGTTACTTTTGCTTTTGCCACGATGTATATTCTCCTATTAGATTGATTTTAAGGTGGGGGAGAGGCTTCAAGGTCTCTCCCCCGGGTATTAAATTAGTTGGTTTCTGCGATAACTACAGACTGGTCAGTGATAAGACCAAGACCGTAGATTGCGTACCAAGCAAGAGCGTGTTCACGACCGAAGTCAAGAATACCGCCGTCACGAAGCTCAACTGGAAGTGAGATAGCGTGACCGAATGCATTGTCTCCAATGAAGATAGCTGAGTAGCGGTCAGATGAGCCGTTACCTGTAGCTGTTACTGGAGTGGTGTAACCTCCACCTGTTGGGTACTGGATTGATCCTGGAGCTACAGCTGTATCAGTTGTATATCCTGAACCTGCACCATTGGTTACCTTGGTGATCTGGGTGGTCTCAATGAAGACGGTGTCATAAAGACGGCCGATCTCACCGAGCATGAAGTTACCTGGAGCAGCATACTTTGTTACTTCAATGAACTCTGGGAGGTCACGAAGACGACGGCTCTGGTGTGGGTGAACGAATGCAACGTAGGTCTCGCCAAGCCTTGGGATGTTCTTGGTTGCGAGGGTCTCAACTGCGTCCTTAACGGTACGGGTTGAGAGGTATGATGCACCGGTCATGGTTGCACGAGAAGTTGCTTCTGTGCCATATGCATACCAGTTGTTAACTGCTGAGAGGTTAGAGCGATCTTCGCCATAGATGACTGAAGATGCTGCCATAAGGGTGTCACGAGCCTGGCCATCAAGATAGAGAGCCATGTTGCGACCAAGAAGACGTGAAGCAGAAGCCATAACGTCATCGAAAGAAGCGTTGAGAAGAAGCTCAGATACTGCGATTGCGTATCCCTGCTCTGCAACGGTGATTGAGAACTGCTGTGCTGTCAATGCGTTGGTTGACATACGGACGCCTTCAACGAGAGTTGAAGCGAATCCGAGGTTGTTGTAACGCATGAAGTTGATCTGGAGACCAGGAGCTACGCCAAGTTCTGTCTTCTTGACTGCGAACTGCTCGAAGCGCAAGATAGGCATTGACTGGAATAGAATTTCCTTAGACCAGATGGTCTGAATTGCTTGTGTAAGCTGGCTGTTAGCGCCAGAGTACGCTGTAGGTGCTGCGGCGAGATTGCCGGTACCTGTTACGGCTGATGCCATGTCGGTGTTACTCCTTATTCATATATGTTTAGGTTAGTAAAAAGGTAATGACTTACCCGAAGATTCCCTTGTTACGATCATTAGCTGCTGAACCCAACAGACGTGATCGGTTTTTTGCGTAATCAGCTACCGACATAGAAGCAATTTGCTCCGGTGTATACGATTGTTGGTCCGAATTGTTTTCCAAGGTTGGTGGCAAGGTTGTCCTTGTACCGGTCATATCACGACGCTGAGCCTGAATAGCCTGCTGCGCCGATTCCAGAAGCTTTGAGGTTTTATCCTTCAGTCTGGTAATACTCTGTTCTATCTCTTCTACATTGTTACCAGTGACCATATCGATCAATTCTGGTGCAATGTTATCTTGCTCCTCACTAATGCGGCGATTGAGATACTGTGTTAGTTCAGCATACTCACGCTCACGCTCAAGGAGAGCAAATGCACGTTCACGCTCTAGGCGCTCCGCCTCAATCTTAGAAGCCCATTCCTTTTCTTTTGTTTCAAGGAGTGTTCGAACGTCCATATCGGCTTCAAGCCTCTTACGTTCTGCTTCTGCTGCAGCTTCTGCTGCCTGGCGAGCCTCTGCTAGGCGCTCTTCACGATCCTTCTTAAGAAGATTAAGTTCTTCTTTAAGAGAGTCGATTTGTGGGTACAGTTTTGATTTTTCTTGCTCACGTACTTTTTGCAAGTCTTGCTCTGTGTATCCCTTAACTTGAGTGAACTGATCTTCAGCCACTGCCTGCTGGGCTACAGGTGCGGTTTGGTTTACCTCAGATGCAAACGCATCTTGAGCCACTGCACTGTCTACTGCTGTTGAGTTTTCTGACATGCTTATTCCTTAGGTTTGAGAGGTCGTTGTCCGAATGAGTGCCACGATGACCTGCGGGTTTTGTTTAGTGGTATATAGACTCGCAAACTATGACTAGTTTGTCTGCCTAAATTACTTAGCGTTTTCTTCTGAGCTAGGGCTATCCTTCTGATCGTTAGATACGCCTCGTCCAGGAAGCTTTGTTCCATAGGCCTTTGTTACAAGCTCTGCTTGCATCTGAGCCAAGGTTTGCTCTTCAAATGGTGTGATGACTCCAGGTTGTCCTAGAGGTCCAGGACCTGTTCCATCAGCTGGAGCGGCTCCAGGAGGAAGAGTTCCATCCGGCATCATACCAGTTAATGACGTAATTGCTGAAGCGATCTGTTGCTTTATGAGGGCTAGGGCGCCATCAGCTTTAGCATCAGCAATAAGCTCTGCACGAATTTCTTCAAGCTTCTCATCTGGGAACTCCTCGCCTAGCTGGCGTAGAGCACCTTCACGGGATTCAAGATTCATCTGCATCTTGGCCTGGATTTCCTGCAAAGTAATGAGCTTATCAAGAGGTAGTGGAGGTGGGAAGTGGACTACAGACTCGTAGGTCAATGGATCATTAAGATCCAAGGCAAAGAGCTGCTGGTCCTTAATAGGTCCATTTACATCTGGATTATAAACAAATGCTTCTGGCTCCTTGAATGCAAGGGTTAGGAGGACTAATTCATTGATACGTCGAATACCCTCGCTATACTGCACAATCTTCTGGTGGTAGCGATTCATCAGAGGTTGATACTGGATAGCGAGGGCAACACCTGAGGTATTAGAAATAGGCTGTACTTGTCCAAGAGCGGTATCTGGGACACCAACCATTTCGTGCATAGCAGTCTTAACTACCTTAAGATACTCAAGAGCTCCTGCAAGACCGGCTCCGCCGCCCTCTAGGTTCTCAACACGAGCATCCTTTGGAAGACCGCCCCAAACCTTCTTAGGGCCCTTCTCAAGGGCCGAGGCCTTAGCTCCGATAATAACTGTAACGGGGGCTGCGTGATAGTTGACGATATCGGCAATATCAGTAGCCACTTCATTATAGTTACGGTTCAAGACAATAAGGTCGTGGCAATCAGATAGGCCCCATGGAGATCCTGAAACTAAGACGTTTGGAATATGAATGATAGGAACTACGCCGATTGGATTAGGGCGTGAATCAATTAGCTCGTCGTTAATGTATTCTTCGATGCGATCATCGGTCAAGATTTCAGTATAGGTATAGACCTGACGAGTACCTTCGATAGATGTGCCCCAGAAACGGTACTTGAGCTTAAAACGAATCAAACGTGTGCGGTCGTGTGGGTGAAACTCTGGGAAGCAGAAAGATGAGTTCAGGGGAAGGATACGAACTCGTCCTGGATGAGGGCGACCAATAGAATCTTCAAATGCTTCTTCGTAAGCTACTTTAACAAAGCAGTCACCAGATACTCCGCCTTGCTGTCCCATTTCCCATATAACGCCATGCTTGTTATTATCAATCTCCCAAGCACGCTTTAGGATATCTGGAACGATTGCTTCTGTAGCCACTGGGCTGCGGAATGAAACTCCACGGCTAAATGTAAAGTTAGTAATAAAATCTGTAAAGGCACGATAGTAGTTATAAACCATCTGTGCTTCGCCAATTTCACGGCGATAGGACCAGTGATGTCCTAAGTACATTGCCCAGTTAAGAGAATAACGATTTAAACGTGGACCATGAACTTCAAACTCTTCATCTGCTAGTTCTACAAGACCAAGAGGTGAAATTGAGATGGTTAAGTCTGATGACGCCGCCCTATAACTGGGAGGTGAAAAATCGATACCACCACTCATCGGTTAATTCCATTCATTTGTTTTGCCCCCGAATGCACAGTCTCTGATGTTAAAGGTTCACCAGTCCCGGAGAAAGGGAACGGGGCTGGGAACAGGTATAGTCTATCGTACTTTAGTCGTTTACTGATGCAGGGTTCAAACGCTCCTGGCGTGAACCGTTGCGTACAACTTCTTCGATTACAACTGTTGAGTGGTCTCCGAAGTTACCCTGAGCAAACTCGCCAAGGAATGTTGGAGCTTCGACCCAAGCAGCTGAACCCACGTGAGCACGTTCACGCATTGTCTCATCAGCATACTTTTCAAAGACGTTGTTGTTGTGGTTAGGACGTCCATCTGGAGTCTCGTAACCTTGATCCAAGCCAACTTGGAAATCATTTGGAACGTCGGTGTCTGTAGCGATACCTTCTTCAAAACGAAGTGGGCCACGGAGACCTGAAGTTGCAGGAGAGAACTTGCGCTCGTATACGTTTCCTGGACGCTCTGGGTACTGTGGAGTTGGTGCGATATTTGGTGTTGCCATTGTTTATCTCCTATAGGATAAGGGATTGAGGTTCCTCAGGGTTAATTCTGTCTTGTAGTAGGTGTTTTGTCATAGTAAATTAAAAGAAAGGATTGGAGCTTACCTCTACTGTAGGCATAACCATTTCTTGGGTCAGGGAGCAGGCAAGGGCCAAAGAGTCCACAAAATCGTCGTGGGCGTGGACTTCATCCGGCGCAGCCACTAAAAAGTTAGGCCCCTTATACTGAACTTCAGCATCTGTCATCTGTTGGTAAAACTTCTTCCAGATACGAAGGCGACGGGTTTTAGCGTGGGCAGGCCAAGAGACCATCTGACGTTGAATCAGGGCCTGAAGGTGCTTCCACCGCTTTGACTGCTCAGTAGGGCTGGAAGTAACTGGCACCACTTCTGCTCTAGGCATAAGAATCTTTAGACGTCCGGCCACTGCATCACCTACACCATTAGCATCTACTCCGATAGCAAGTACATCATAGTTTCCAAGGAACTGCTGGATTTGGAAATATTGTTCTTCCCAGTCATCTCCTTGAAGCTCCAGCCAGTTGAGCACCCTATGATCATAGTATCCATATTCATCTGGACGATCCCAGTCTACCCAAACTACTGTGACCACTGTGCTGTCCATCTTACGGGCCGGGTCAATTCCAACCACAACAGGAGAGCGGTGCCAAGATTTAACTATTTCTTGTGAAGTATCTCCAAGATCATCCATAATGTTGGATGTTACGAACATACCTCGCTCAAGTAGCCACTTGCAGTTATAGGATAGCTGGAACTCATCAGAGTCCTCGCCAATACGAAGCATCTCTTTCTTAATAAACTTTTCATAGTTAGGCTGAATCTTAGCCACATCTTTCCAGTCCCACTGGAAATGATTCTGCTTAGCCTTAGAGTTCTGTGTTTGACGGCGCTTATTAAGTTGAATAGAACGATAGAAACCATTCTTGTGGGTTGTAGGAGTGCCTGTTTTAACCATGGTGGCGTTATAGTACGCACCCATAGGCGCAATAGACTTTGATACCACAAAGTCATCTGCTTCTTGACACTCATCAACAATAATAAGGTGGAAAGACTTAGACTCAATTTTAGCTCTTGGGTTAGCTGTCATCATCATGATGGTGCTTCCAGACTTCTTTAGCTTTAAGTTTCTTACAACGCCAGGAGTCTTAGTAGGAATATCATCAATTTCAGGGTCACCAAAGACTTCCATAGCTCTTTCAGAGGTAAGGCGGGACACTGTACGGGAGTATAGAGTTTCTACCTGGTTTTGAGTAGGAGCAAACATTCCCACCCAAATTCCATCACCAAACTTACCTAAAAGCTCTGGATAGATCTTAGCTAGTCGTGGAAGGATAACCATCAGTGTGGCCACTGTATTAGCGATGGTTTCTGACTTTCCTGACTGACGTGATGCGAGGGCGGTGATTTCTTCGCCATCATTGATAATGACTGATTCGATAACACGGCGTGCCAAGGGTTCCTGGTACGGGTGAAGCTTATGTCCTACAAGCATCTCCATGAAGGCCATGATCTTAGTGATCAAGATCTTAACAAATTCTTTGGAGAGTTCGTCTAGAGTGTCCTCTTCCTCATCTTCAGGAATAGGATTGAAGGATTCATCCTCCACTGCCTCAAGATCTACCTCTTCAAACTCGTGTTCGTTCACTCAGGGTATCTTTCTTTAAGCGTAGTTAGAATGGCATAGATAGATTCTGCGCCAACTCGTGCCTCTTCTAGATTAAAATTATCTTCTGTTTTCTGCCAGCTAGATAAGTTACGGCCAATTGAATACAAGACTTGGTCAGACCAGGTAAGCAGCTCTGCTGTAGAAAGCTTAGCCACTCTTTTTTCAATGCGGCTCTTAACTCGTTCTTCTTTTTTCTTAAACATCGTATTCTTCCCCTCGTACTATATCCCAATCAAATTCGCCTTCAGCCACTGCCCTACCTGCAATTGCATTGGTCAATGCTTGGCTTTCATCATATTGTGCTACCCACTTACCTACGACAATAGATAATCGGGTAAACGGCAACCTAAATACCAGGCCACTGCCATACCTAAAGGGCTCTTCGATTTCTTGTGTATTAGAGCGCTCAATAATTACTTTAGGCTTTATAGGATAAACCATAGCATGCCAAAAGTACTTTTTGCCCATATCGTGCGTTCTAGCCATTGTCGCCTAATCTTTCGCACATGTGGGTAGGAATCTCATGTTCCAGAACCAAAGCTGAGCAATCCCGGCATTTAAATACTTTTGGTGGATTAAAGTTGTTCTGAGCAGTAGCTCCTTCAACAACATCGTCTTGTCCAGGCCTAAAGTACTCATGAACTACCTCTGGGCGCATAAAAATTTCTGGTGGGAATGGTCCCTTGGCAGCTTGCGATGAACGTGGAACAGGATGACCTTGTTTGGTCTCTATACGCTCAATTGTCATATTTTGCCCTTTTCTCTGTATAGTGACTAATATTACACCATGTTAGAGGTTTGCACGACACTGTATTTACGGCTATACTGGAGGCAGGAGATTAAACCCTCCGACACTAACAACGAAACAAAAGAGTTACAACTTGTTCGGTAGAAAGAGACCGAACTGCTGAGGACCTAGTGACAGTAGGTCAATAGTTCGGGTTGGCTCTCTAGCCTAGGAGATAGTGTGAATCTGAATGACAAAAGGAAACTTATAATCCTTGGGCTCGCAGCCCTCTTAACAATCTCAAATTTAATAACGTTTACGGCCAAGGCCACGGCCCCGATGCTACAAAGGTGCTTAACACCTGTCGGAAAGCTTGAAGTGGCTAAAAAGCTCACCCCAAAGCAGCTCTACCAACTTTTACAGCATGTAGGGTTTAAAGGCCATTCCCTTAAGGTCGCTTGGGCTGTAGCTATGAAAGAAACCCACGGCAACCCTCTTGCCCATAATTTCAACCCACGAACGGGAGACAACTCTTATGGGGTCTTCCAGATTAACCTTTACGGGGCTCTGAAGGGCCGTATAAAGGACTTTGGCTTAAAGTCGGCACAAGACCTCACCAACCCTGTAAAGAACGCTCAAATCGCCTACAAGATGAGTTCTGGGGGTACTAACTGGTCCCCTTGGCACGCTGACCCAGGTGAGCGTGATCACAAGCTAGTTCAAATGTGGATTAAGATCTGCCCTCAATTTTTGGCAGCTTAAGACTTCTTACCGGCCCTACGCTTATTCTCCTTGGCAGTATTTTTGCCATGCTTGAGTGGGCGTAGGTTGCTGGAAGAATCGTTATCGTGGTTATTATCTTTGTGATCCACGTCTGTACCCTTAGATAGCTTGCCATGCTTCTTTTCATATTTAGCACGAGCAGCATTCTTAGAGGTGGTGTGCCACTTACCTTTAGAGTCTTTGTAGTGCTCAACAATAATTTTACGGCCGCCATTAGCAGCAGAGCCTTTATACTCTTTGCCGCCAGCTACTTCTTTTTTCTTAGTTGCCATCTGTTAAACCTCGATATTCTCTATCTATATCATCCTCTGGTTTTTTATCGTAACCAGCAAAAAATTGATCACTAAACTGTTGTGATCTAAGAAGTGTTTTTTGAATTTCGGGTTGCTCATAAAAATCATTATTTTGTAACTCTACGTGATCACAAAAAGGGCATGCAGAGTGGTCCAACTTAACCGGCGTATATTTTGAACCATCTGGATAATCTCTACCTTCAGTTCTAGACACCCCATGGCGATCATGACCTCGCAAAATACCGTCATAAATTGCACCATCAGCTATAGTTGGGTGATCGGAAGGGACTAGGAGCCTAGTCTTATGCTCGTTCTTTAACGCTTCCATCTAAGGCGTATAAGTACCTGCTTTTTTAAAGTGGTCTGAAATATTATCTAATGTTCTTAAATTAGAGTTTTGAATTGTCTTTTCTACTTCAGACTTATTTTGGTAATAATTTGGTGACATAGTAGCGTCAACAATTCTATCCAGCTCTTCTCGATCACGGTC